GTTGGCATTTGAGGGGTAAGTTGTGGAAGTCGGGGTGTCCCGGCTGTTTTTATAAGGAGAAGATTTATGACACTATACATATTGGGTAATGGATTTGATTTGGCTCATAAACTCCCAACAGCGTATTGGGATTTTCGAACGTATCTAAAGTCTGCACACCCGGAGTTCCTGGAAGCGTTCGAGGAGCATTATGATATTTATCCTTCAATGTCTGATGAGGCAAAAAAAGAATATTTATGGAATCGCTTTGAAAGCAATCTAGCTAATATCGATGAGGATAGCATAATCGAAAGTGGAACGAGCATTGAAATGGATCTGGAATCAGGAGATGTCGGAATCGAAGACACTCTGTACAGTTATTTTACAAATGAGTATCAGTACATTCAAAAGCTATCGGTCTATTTAAAGGAATGGGTAAGAACTATTCGAATTCGAGATTGTTTGCCGCGAACATCAAAAATAAAAGATAATAGCGATGATTTGTTTTTGACATTTAACTATACAGCGACTCTAGAGAATGTTTACCTGATCCGGCCTGACAAAGTAATTCATATCCACGGTTCGTTACGAGATTATACCCCTGACCCAGTAATTGGTCATGGAAACAAGATGCGAATTGATATAATTAGTAAAAAAATCGAAGAAGCAGAGGGCCTATTTGACGAAAAATGGGTCAGTATCTGTCGCGTGGTTAGAGATTATTACAGTACAACATTAAAAAATACCGATAAGTATTCGGGATGCTTAGAGCGAATAAGAAGATCCCAACCCAATGAAATAATAGTTGTTGGACATTCTCTTGATGGAATAGATTTGCCTTACTTTACATTAATCGATAATTATACGGACAACAAAAATATATGGACAATAGTTGTCCATAGGGATAAGGAAAAGTTGAAACTGGTAAACAGTTTGGTGACCGCAGGTATCGACAGAAAGAGGATTAGAACTATACCGTCAGGTGAATTTTTTGATTTAGATGATACTGCTGCTGCACATCGTATAACCGAATTAAGGTACAGGTTTTAATAACAATACGCCTCCCAACAGTAATAGTTGAGAGGCGTTTCTGTGTCTATGGGATTATGCTTTGATCTCGTTACCGTCCTTGAAGGTCACCCAGATGTCCTTTTTGCTGTGGACGGTGATGTAGTTCACCATCGCCAGCCAGTCTGTTTCCCGGAACTCTGTCAGCGACTCCCGGCTCCGCAGGTTTTTCAAGTATGCTTCGATCTGGTGCTTTCGGGCCATGCGCTCGGCAATTAGATCGGTGACTTCGGTGTGTCGGGCCTTGGCCTTATCGAACCGGGCCACCAGAGCATCGTATCGTTTCTGGTATTCATCCTGATCGAGGGCGACGTGAGCGTTCTCCTTGATGCACTCCTCAATGAGCTCGGCAGCGATGTTGATTTCAGCTTCCAGATCCGAAAGCTCACTCTCAAGTGCCGTGGTGTCGAGGCTTCTTGAAAGGACCTGATCGTATATGGCTATAAACTGTTCCTTCTGGTCGATCACCTGATTGGCGGCCCGGAGGAACAGTTCTTTTATTTCATCCTCGGTGAGTGTCGGTGTGGCGCATTTTCGGCCGTCGAACTTGTGATTACACTGCCAGATGACCTTCCGGTAGGCGTCGTTGCTGTGCCAGACCTTCGGCCCGTACCAGCTGCCGCAGTCTCCGCACTTGACCTTACTGGAAAAGATGCTGACCGAGCTCTTGCGGTTCCGGCCCTTGGTGCGGGTAGTCATCAGCGTCTGCACCATCTCGAAGGTCTCCGGATCGATAATGGCCTCGTGGTTGTCCTTGACGTAGTACTGCGGGATTTCACCCTCGTTGGTCTTTTTCTTCTTGGTCAGAAAATCTACAGTGAAGGACTTCTGCAGCAACGCATCACCCTTGTACTTTTCGTTGGTGAGAATGCTTTTGATGTTGCTGGGGTTCCAGTGGTCCTTGCCGCCAGGAGAAGGAATGCCTTCTTCGGTCAGCGTCCGGGCAATCTGGAATGGCGACTGGCCTTGCAGGAACATTCCGTAGATGCGCTTGACCAGCTTGGCCTGTTCTGGGTTTACCACGAGGTTGTGGTCCGGCCCCATGTCGTAGCCCAGAAATCGCTTGAACGGAACCGTGACCTTGCCGTCTGCAAAACGCTTCCGCTGGCCCCATGTGCAGTTCTCGGAAATGGATCTGGACTCCTCCTGTGCCAGCGAGGACATGATCGTGAGCAGCAGCTCGCCCTTGCCATCGAAGGTCCAGATGTTTTCTTTCTCAAAATAGCACTCCACGTTGTGTTCCTTCAGGGAGCGGATGGTGGTAAGGCTGTCAACCGTGTTTCTGGCAAAACGGCTGACCGACTTTGTGATGATCAGGTCGATCTTCCCAGCGAGGGCGTCGGCCACCATGCTTTTGAAGCCCTCACGCTTTTTGGTGTTCGTCCCGGTGATACCCTCGTCGGTATAGACACCGGCGAACTCCCAATCGTCCCGTCCTTGGATGTAGTTGGTGTAGTAATCGACCTGCGCTTCATAGCTAGTCAGCTGTTCTTCGTTGTCTGTGCTGACACGAGCGTAGGCCGCCACACGTCGCTTCTTGGTGCTGTTGATCGGTGCCGCCGTGAAGCGTGACAGCGTCGCCGGTATTGTGGTTACGGATTTGGCCATTTCTTTTCGCTCCTTATTTTCTTGATTCTCTCACTCATTGCATCCCTGCGCTCGTCTGTCCAAGCGGCCTTCATGGATTCTCTGGCTTTTTCTCGCCGTTCCTCGGTCCAAGGAGTGCCGTGCCGCTTATCCAAGAAGTCTCTGGACTCGGTGTGGCCGTCCCGGAAATGGAATGTAACCGTATGGTCGAGGATCGTGGCATTTTCAATCCGGGCGTCCATCGCAGCCTCATCGAACTCGTCAAGGCCGAGGACGTCAGCTACCAGCCGCTTCATGGTCTCGTCCCTGATAGCCGGATTCCAACATTCGGAACGTGGACCGGTGCAATACCAAGACCGTGTCGGGGTGCCGTCCTTACGCTTTCCGGATTGGCAGCGGTAATTGGCACCGCAGCAGCCGCATTTTATGAATCCGGTGAACTCGTAGAAGGTATTCCGGTTCGGATTGGTATCCTTGCGCTTGTGCCGTTCTCCCCAGAGCTTTCTGCGCTCGTCTGTCCACCAGTCGGTCTTGGCGGTAGATTGCCATTTGGTGGTGACCTCGTGGCCGTCGTAAAAGCGGAAGGTCAAGGTATCATCTCCGATAACGATGACTTCCTCGATCTGCTGACTGAAAACGTCCTCGTCAAACTCATCAAGGCCCAGCACCTCCGCTGCGGTATTCTGGAGCATCTTCTCCGGGATGTTCTTCGAGGGGCAAGCCGACACACCTTTCTGGCTTTTCGTCTGACAGATCCAGATGTAGTAAACCTCACCGGCGGTATTCCGTTTTCCACTGTGGCGATAGTGTTTTCGGCAGCAGCCACAGGTGATCTTCGTGGAGAAAGCCGATAGTTTCAGCGACTTGTTTCCGAAGGGACCAAGGTCCCGTCTGCGCTTGAACTCGGCCTGTACCGCTTGCCATTCGTCCATCGGGATAATTGCCTCGTGAGTGTCTTCGACAAAATACTGTGGCATCTCGCCGTAATTCTTCCTACGGTGCTTGGTGATCGGGTCTTCACAGTATTCCTTCTGGAAGAGCATGTTCCCGGTGTAGGTGATGTTTGTCAGGATGACCTTCACATTGGAGTCCACCCACGGCTTTCCCTGCCGGGTATAAATGCCTCGGTCCATCAAGGCCCTGCCAATCTCAATCCGGGATGCGCCTTTCATGTACTCGGCATACATCCAGCGGATGATCTCTGCTTCCTCCGGTACGATGACCAGTTTGTCGTCCTGCCACTCATACCCGAAAATGCTGAACTTGCCGTTGGGAATGCCTTGCTTGAACCGCTTGATCGTGCCCCATTTGACGTTTTCGGAAATGCTGCGGCTTTCTTCCTGTGCGAAGGAAGCAAGGATGGAAAGCATCAGCTCTCCGTCGCCGCTCAAGGAATTGATGTTTTCCTTCTCGAAGCGCACCTCAATGCCGAGGTCCTTCAGGTGCCGGACCGTGTTTAAAAGGTCCACGGTGTTTCTCGCAAAACGCTGGATCGACTTGGTGAGGATGATGTCGATGTTTTCGGCTTCACACTCAGCCAGCATGTGGTTGAACTCATCACGCTTTTTGGTGCCTGTGCCGGAGATCCCGTAATCCGCAAAAACGCCAGCGTATTCCCATTCTGGGTTCTTTTGAATCAGTGCGCTGTAGTAGCTCACCTGTGCAGAAAGCGAGTGCTGCATCCGCTCGGATTCCATCGACACTCTGGCGTAGGCAGCGACTCGCTTTCTTGCTTTCAGAACCGGCAGTTTTCGCTCGATTTTCTCTACTGTTTTCAATGAAATTCCTCCTTCCGGTAGTGTCTATATATCACTCTAAAAGGCCGGAATATCAAGCGTTTTCCGATAATAATGTACCCAAATATGGTCGGTATTTTTCGAGCAGAATTGTATCAATTTCAGCGTATTCCTCCTCGGTGATCAAGCCCTTTTCGAGCATGGATTTCACCATTGAAATAGCTGCGTGATAAAGCATATCGTTGTGGAGTTTCTCCTTGCTCAACAGGCATCACCGCCTTTGAACCGGGCCGCAATATAGCAGTCGTGGGAGCAGTATTTGCGCTTGGCGTTTCCGTAGGCAGTGAACTCTTTCCCGCACTCCGGACAGCTAAAGGTATAAACAGCCTTCTGCTTTACGACCTCCGGATGAGCGTTCCACCATGCCGTCCGGCACTCCGGGCAGCAGAACTTCTTCTGTTTCCGTCCGGGGAACTGGATCAGCGTTTTGCCGCAGTTCAGGCAAAGCTGCGTGGGAATCTCCGCAAGGCTGTGGCTCGCTGCCTTCTCACCGGCGAGGCCGTGGGATCGACAATATGCTTTGACGCTGTCCTTTGACAGTCCGACGCTGTTGGCGATGGCCGTATATCCAAAGCCCTGATGCCGCAGGGCCGTTATCTTTTCTCTTTGCTCATTTGTCATGAGATTGTCCTCCAGTCCGAGAGGGGTTCCTCTCACTACCCACTGGAGGGAAATGGCCATCTTGAACGAAAAAAAGCAAAAAATAACGCCCTCCACGGAATGATCCGCAGAGAGCGTTGATAGGTTCGGTTTACTTATTCGGGATTTTCAGCTTCATACCGCTGTAGATGACATTGCTTGTCAGTCCGTTCAGACTGACAATCTCCTTGTAGCGGCTGCCGTTGCCGAGATACTTCTTGGCGATTGCCCAGAGGGTGTCACCATGCACCACGGTGTGGATGCGGTAATCCTCGGAGGGTTTCGTGCCTGCCACGGCGAGCGCAGAGGTTTTGACCGGCGACATGATGGCGTACCTGCCGGACTCATCCTTGTTGATGACCGCACGGTCGCCGCTGACCTCGACCACATACCAGCGGAGCTTCTTCACCCAGCCAGGGATGGCTTTGCCGTTGTAGTATGTGCTGCCCGTGATGGTCACGAGATCGCCGGCCTTGATACCTACAGGTGTGGGCTTGACTGGGTTGGCAGGCTTCACATCACCGCCGAGAGTCGCCGTGACCTTGGATGCCAGCTCACCCATGCGGGCATACATCCAGTTACCGGGACAGCTTTTGGCGGCAAACCACCTGTGGACGGTCAGTACCATCTCATCCGACTTCGGATTGTAATTGAGCGTTTTCGTCTTATCTCCAAGCCAGAGCAGCTTGGTTTTGCCATTGCGCTTACAGATATCCACACAGAGTTTGATGAGCGTCTGGTAAACGATGTCCTTGAACGCATACGGCTCGGTGGTATCGGAAGCGCACTCGATGGTGACGGCTCTCTGGTCGTTGGCATTGGAGGAAGAGCACCAGGAGCGGTTCTTCTCCTCCACATACATACCGACCCGACCGTCTGTGCCGATACCGTAGTTAGAACTTGCCTGTCTGGAAGTTGGCAGAAAGATATTGCCCAGCGTCTCCACCGAGCACTGACCCACCACGCAGTGAGGTGTAATGCGGTCAATGCTGTAGGTGCGCTGCCCGGAGTGGTTCGGGCTGAGTTTGGTGTAGGACACCAGGGGGCTGTTCGTGTAAGCCATGTTATTCATCCTCCTTTTCACGGCGGTCATGAAGCTGCTCCAGAACGGATTTCAGCTTCTGCGGAATGGGCAGTCCCAGGTATGCGGCGTTTTCCAACAGGGACACGCCCTCATTCGACAAATAGAAGAAAATGACGGCGGTACGCATCACCGAACCGCTGCCGATGACACGGGTGTCGAGAATATGCCCGATACCGACCAGCGCAAAGATAAGCACCTTTTTGAAAATGCCCTTGAATCCGACTTCGCTGGACAGCTTCTTGTCCACCACGGCGCACATGATGCCGGTGATGTAGTCGATGACTACGAAAGCCAGAAGCGCGTAAAGCAAGCCGTCACACCCTCCCAAGAACCATCCGAGCCAGCCGCCGATACCGGCGAATACCACCTGAATGGTCGTCCAGAATTCTTTCATGTTGTTTGTCCTCCTTTGAAAGTTGAATTTGTGTATGAAAAAAGGCACTCTGCCGAGCGCCTTGATTCCGAAAAAATACTCTTTATGTTACTGTGGTCAGCGACACCGTGTGCCACGAGGACCATGTGCCGCCATAGTTTCCCCGGATATACATCCTTGAACCGTCATAGACGGTGTACCGCTGTTGAATGAAGTAGCTCTCCGGCAGAAAGACCTCCAGCATACCGATTGTGGTGGTCGGAAAGTGCTTTTCCGTGGAAGCGGAATACGCAAAATAGTAGCCGGGAGTCTTTACATTGTTGAGGTCGGTGGTCGAGCCGTTCACTCTACCCATTTTGCCGTGGACATTGACGCCGTTCATGTGGATGCTGCCGGCAACATCCAGCGTGGCCTGCGGGTCCGGCGTGTTGATGCCGACTTTCTTTTTACGAAGCGCAATGAGCGGAGTCCCTTGCGGTACAGTAAAATACAGATCCAGACTGCTCAAGGAATAGAGCTTGTCTTGGATCTGTAGATGAAAGTCGTAGGAACTGTTTGCATCCAGACTGCACAACTCCAAATTGGAGTAGCTGAAAGAGGTTCCGCTTTTTGTCGTGCCGGAATAGATGCTGGTGTAGCTGCCGTAACTGCTCTCACTGGTTTTCTTGTACCGATACCGCACATAAACCAAGCTGTTTTTCTGCGTCCCGTCTACGGTCACAGCGGAAATAGAACCGCTGAATTTGAGCTGCATTTCCGCTTCAATGTCGTTGGTGCGCCGGAGCGTTACCGAGGATATTTTCGGCTTGGTGTACGGAATGACCGTCACCGTCTGTGAAGTTTCGGCGGTGTAGCCGCGGGAGTCCGTGACCGAGAGCGTGACCGTTACACTGTCTGACTTGGCGATCTTTCCGACTGTGATAGCAGACCCGGTTGAATTGGATGCGGATAAACCGTTGCAGGAAGCGGTATAGTTGGAAATGGACGCTCCGTTCTTCGCAGTCGCCGTTCCGGGGGTGACCTTGAGAGTCGAGTAGTTCTGCACGAATAACTGGTCGTTCCCCGTGAGGTTTTTCGTGGTCGTGTAGCTGTCGGCATAAGTGAATCCGCTTATGGTTGGAGCAGAATTGGTTGCCGTGGTCAGTACCGTGGCGGTCTTGCTTGAGGTGCTGCCGATCTGCGTAGACCCGCTGTAAGACGAAACCGCAAAGGTACCTATAAAGGACTTGATGGACGCCATAGCGTTCAACAGCGTTGTCCTCTGCGCCGATGTCAGCGTGACCGTGCGGTTCGCCGTGCCCTTCGACCAGGAAAGCCCGGAAATAGTCAGGATGGTCGTGCTGCCGTTTTTGAGCACCAGCGTATTGGTGTAGGAGGCTTCGTACACGGTCACATTGATGGTAATGGAAACCGTGGCATTGTCCGCCGTCACCGTGTTGACACTATTCACCACAGCACCGCCCAGCGTCTTGACCGTGGAACTGCCGGAAGTGCCGTAGACATGGTTGTACTGCCGCCTTGCTCTGACCCTCACTGTATAGCTCGTGTTCGGCGAAAGCGAGGACAATGTTACGCTGGCGCTGGTGGATGCCGTCGTTGAGAACTGCGTCCAGCTCGAACCGCCGTTTGTGCTGTACTGCCAAATGTCCGCCGTGGCAGAGGATGTAGCGGAGATTTTGAACCCGTTTGCCGTGACATTCGATGTACTGAATGTAACTGTGGGAGCAGAGCGGTCAATGGTAGTCAGCGTCATGCTGCCGCCGTATTCCTGTGAACCGTAGATATAAACACGGGTCGAGAATCCGACCGCAATCGTTTTGCTGCCGTTGCTGTCGTGAGCTACAGTAATCGTGCCACTGACAGAACCTTTCTTTGCCGGGAAAACACGGTCATCCCAATAGGTACGGTCCTTTGAGTATACGGTCGTACCATTGATCGTTACAGTGGTCGTGTCAATGGTGTAGTAAGTGGATGCGCCGCCGGTAGAGGTCAGCGTCCAAGAAAGTGTCGAGCTGTTACCGACCACATTTACGCTTTCCGAAATGTCCAGTTGAAGATAGCGCCCATCGTATGCTGCACTTTTCCAAGTTGCCATGGCTTTCCCTCCTTAATCCAGAATGACGATATTCAACCCCTCGGACGCCGTGGGCATCGGGACAAACTTCGTTTTACCCACGGTCAGCTCGCCGTCCACCGTGGTTTTCTTGGTCTGCGTTTCGTCCTTGTTCAGGGTAAAGATCACCTCATCATTGTAGTAACCGGCGAACTCCGTGTTTGTGATGACCGTCCGCTGGGACGATGCGCTGTTGGACACCTCGATGCCCCGCTTGTCGATCTTGACCTCCTGAGTGTAGATCTCGTTGGGAGCAGGCGTCCACTTTCGGGGAATCGCTCCTTCGGAGATCATGATGTCGGCGAGATAAATGGACGCATCCCGACAGTAGCAGTAAATACGCAACGTGGGGTCGGTCACATCCGTGAGCGTTACGGAGTAATCCGTCCAGTCAAAAGCCGTGGACTTATTGAACAGGTACCTGGTTTTGTTCCCGTTGTAGGTCACATAGAAATACCCGGACATGGTCGAGGTTTTCTTTGCCCGGACCGAGATCGTATAAGTGCCGGGGACTACCCCTCGGATGTACTGCGACAACGAGGAATAGGCTCCCAACACAAAGCAGGAGTCGGAAATGGTGTTGTTCTGGGTATCGGTGGAGGTATCTGTTTTTACCGTACCGGAGTAGCTCCAATCATCTGTGATGCCGTTCAGCCCGGAAGAGTTCTGCACATAGTTGATGCCGCCGATGTACTGCTCCTGCATGGTGACGGACAGTCCATCCACGGTGTGTTCCAGCTCCGAAACACGGCTTTCTGAGTTCAGTACCCGTTCCTCCAGGACGCCCTGGTCGTTGGACACTGTTTCCACCGTTTCGGTAAGGGTCGCCACATAGCTGTTCAGCCCGTCGATGGTCTGCTGAAACTGTGCGTCCTTCTCGATCAGAATGGAAATGGTGGTGCGGATCGTTTCAATGTCGTTCTGCACCACCCATTCATTTCCGTCCCATATCTTCGTTTCCGGCGGGGTCACGGAGGTGTCCACCCAGAGCTGCCCCTCATAGGGGTTCTCCGGCGGCGTGTCCGAGGTGACCACATCGCAGAGACTGATAATCGTGAACTGTGCCGATGCGATCATCTCACCACCTCCTTAAAGCGCCACAACGACCATGAAGGTTGCCTTGGTATCCACATCGGCGCTGGACACCGACAGAGTCTTACCGGTCTTGCTGCCGTTGGTTCCCCAAGAGGTGTCGATTGCGCCATCCTTGTTGTACTTTGTCCATGTGTAACTGCCGTTTCCGGCCGCATCCACCTCTGAGCCCGCCTGATAGCAGACGGCAGTCAGCACGGTCGTGCCCTGACCGTTCTTGAACACATCGCCGCCCGTGGAGGTGACGATGATCTGCAACGGGTCGGAGTTGTCGATGAAGGTCGCCACATCGAAAAACTTCGTGTTATAAGAAGCGGATGCGGAATCCGTGTCTTGGGCACAGCACTTGAATACGGCGTAGCTGTCCACCGCTGCGGCGTAGACCGTGAGCGTATTGGTGGCCGTGCCGGTGTATTTGTCGGCAGTATCCGAGAGCTTGCGCCAGCCGATGCCGAAGTCTGCATCGTAGCCGGTGGAAGAAGCGGCGGTGACGGAAGCGTCCATGACCGCCCACTTGTAGCTGACCTTGGTGGTGTCCACCGTAGAGCCGCGCCACAGCTCGGCCTTGGCGGTCAGACTGGCGACTTCCTCGTTCTTGAACACATTTCCGTTAGGCGTGGTGACCAGCAGGTCAACGATGCCGGAGCCGTTGACCACACGGGAGAAGGAAATGGTCAGCGGATGAGTCAGCGACAGACCGGTGCTTTCGTCCTTGTAAGTGATGACACAGCGATAGTCGATGCCGGGCAGTTCTGCCATGACATTGGCCTTGACCGTGAGGATGTGGCTCTTGGCACCGCTGAGAGCGTAGTTCGTGCCTGCGGTGATGGCGGTGTTGCTGTCGCCCACATACCACTTGACCGAGGTGACATTGGCGGTGGCGATCTGGTCGGCGGTGGTGCCGATGACATACAGACTGGGTGTCAGAACGAGGTTCTTCGTTTTCCAGTCCGGGGTGTAACTGCCGTTGTCGGGGTTGTACATCTGCGTCTTGGCGAGATTCGAGCCGATGTACCCCGTCAGTGTCAGTGCGTCGTTGTAGTCGATGATGGTAAACTGACCTTGTGCTTTGCTCATGTGAGAAGCCTCCTTTAAAGTTGTTGTATCAGGAACGGGCGCTGTGCCGGTTTCTGTTGTGGGTTCTGCGGTTGCCATAGTGAATTCCTCCGTTATAACAGGCTCTGCCTGGTCGTGGTGTCGATGAGGTCACAATAAAAAGTGGCGCGGATTTTGACATCCGCACCGGTGATGACCACGGACTTTGCGCCGCCGAAATGCTGTTCATTCCAGACCTTGTCCGCCTCTGTATCCTCCGACACCCTTGTCCAGACAAATTGGTTGGCATCCAGCGTGTCGGTGATGTCCTCATCCCACGAGTACACCTTGGCGGAAAGCAGCGTTTTCACATTGCCGTTCTTGAAGATGTTCCCGTTGGACGAGATGATGACGAGCCGGAGCATTTTCTGCTCCTCGATGGTGGTAATGCGGTCGCTGACCTCTGTGACCTCCTTGCTGGTGGCGTAGGCACGAAGCACGACTTCGCCGCTCTCCAAATCCCACCATGACGAGCCATCCTGCGACTGAATGACACCGGCCTTGATGATGTTTGCCACCAAAGAGCCGGAAGTGATGAAGTCTGCGACGATCTGTCCGTCTGCCGTAATTGCAGTTTCATAGGGACCGTTGTAGCCGTTATGGGAAAAGCCCAGACCGCCTACATTCCACCGCCAGACATTCACAGCATCGTCAATGGAGGGTGCGTCCAGAATGAGCAGCTCATAAGGCTGTCCGTTTTCCTCTGCGGTATGAATGACCACATAGCCGCCGCTCTGACCGGTGATAAACCCGGTGGCTTTACCGATGGCGGTTTGGAGCAGCTTTGGAAAGCGTCCCACCGTGGATTCCACTTTATCCACCGTTGACTGCACCTCGGAGATGGTGGTGATCATGCTGGACTTGCTCTGACCGAGGGAAATACTCTTGTACCGCTCGGCGAGGGTGTCGTATACGGTTTCGATGACCATAGCCAACACGCTGACACCCAGAAGCGAGTGCCGGATGGTGACGGTATCGCAGAGATTGACCCGCTCCAAGAGTGCCGAATACTCCGGCTGTTTCCAGAGCGGCTCAAAGGACACCTTCACCGTGGGAATGGTCGCTCCCAGCGGGTTTGCCTTGATGTAGCTGTTGGCTTTGGCTCTGAGAGCTTCTTCGGTCACAACTCCGTCAAACTGGTCGGAGAAATCCATGATGAGCGTTTTTGCCCGGACGAGCTCCGAGGTCACAATGGGGAGCGTTACCTCCGGCAGCGTGACCACCGTTTCGGTGTCCGAGCCTTCCGGGGTGTACACGGCATACGGGAGCAGTGCGGTATATACGCCGCTGTTGTCCTCGTCCTGCTCCAGGGCGGTGAGGTTCTTGCCGTATTCAATGATTACGCCGGTCTTCTGCCCACGGTGCGAATGGAACTTCACCGTGAAGTTGTCCCATTCAAACTCGCCGTGCCATTTGGAGAGCATTGAGCCTTCCGTACCTCCGAGGCAGGCACGGACGCTTTTCGGCTGCGTGACGGAAAACGCCTTTGCATCCGAGTAGTCCGTCCAGCCCGTGAAGCGTGTATCTCCGGCAAGGAGCTGCGAGAGAATGAGCTGAGGAGAGCGACTCTCGGTACTGAACGGCAGCACCGGCACGTTGGCAAGGTCATAAGAAATGTGCTGACCGTAGATGGTGACGATGCCGTTCAATGGTTTCGTGATGCGATAAATGCGGAACGCCTGGTCGGCGGCGGTATCGTTGGGCTTTGCCTTGATAATGCACTCCTTGGTGATAAGCCCATAGTGCTGACCGCTGACAGGGTATTTGAGTAAGCACTCGAACACACCGTTTCGCTCTTCGGTCACTTCGCAGGAAATGGTGTCCGTCAGCACTCCAAGACCAAATGTCGAAAAGTCCGCGGCGTTGGGCAAATAAAGCACCGGGATCATGAAAACCACCTCCTTCCGGGCATAAAAATACCACCGGGGATTTCTCCCTGGTGGTGTAATAAAAGTGATTCGTTTGTTGTTCGACAAACCGGAATTGCTCCAAGTTTTCTCGGCTGCACCTTCTTGCTCTTCGGACGAGGAGTCTCCCTCGTTCAAAGAGCTCGGTCAAATTTCTGTTTAACGATTTCTTTTTCCGGTATTCTCTGTCCCTCGGATTTCCTCATGATAGAAATAATCTACGATCACCGGATG